CTCCAGCAGACATAGAACTGGTCTATGTCGATGATGCAGGTGTAGAGAGTAGGGAGATGGTTCCCAATGCTCTAAAACTTATAGAGAACCAAGGTGGAACCGAGGATGAGTTTATAGAGACTCTTACAGATGAAGATAGTTGAAACTGTTGCTAGTGGGCTTCGGAGCCTTGATGTTAGCGTACTGAATGGTGTTTTTGTTGCTCCTGACAGTAAAAGGATAGAGAATCATACGCTTTCTCAAATTTCACAAAAATATAATCTAGTTATTAATGGAAATTTTAATGTTTGGCAGAGAGGAACTAGCTTTTCTAGTGCAGGATATGTCTCAGACAGATTTAAAAATACATCTGCAACTGAGATAATAAGAGAGGAAAACGATGTTCCAATTGGCTCTAAATATGCACTAAAATCAACTGCTACTACAACAATAAGACAATATATAGAGGATGGTGAAAAATTAATAAACGGTAGAGAAGTAACAGTATCTTTTATGCTAAAAGGAGGATGTTCTATTGATTATGCTGATGCGAATGGATCTTCTAAATTTTCGTCAAATGCTTGGGAGAAATTCTCTCATACATTTGTTGCAGAGGATGTAAATAATTTGGGAGGAATATATGCTTCTTTTTTAGATTTTTCATTGGATGCAGGAACCATGATAACTCAAATAAAAATGGAATTTGGGAGTGTTGCCACAGATTTTTACTGTAAGGGATATGGCTTTGATCTTCTGCTTTGTCAACGATTTTATGAGAGGAATAATGATCTTCGGAGACTTAGGGCCTCTCGAAATATTGGATCTACAACATATAGTCAGATCCAAGTTTCCTATAAAGTTGAAAAGAGGGTGGCTCCTACTGTCTCCTGTAACTTAAATTTAACTCCACGATATCCGTATGATGTTCAAAATGAATTTGGTTTTGAACACACACACAATACAGACGAAGAGTTTCTTCTTAGAAGTTGGACAGCAGATGCAGAAATTTAGGAGAACAAAAAATGAATATTGATGTTGAAAAAGAAATTTTCGAGGATGAGAAGAATTATTTTATAGAAGATATTGTAATTCCAAAGGAATTAGGGAATCGACATTTTGAAGAAATTGAAATTTTAAAAAAAGAAGGGAAAAAGATACTTCCGAAAAGAATAAGTCTCAATAATTCTAAAATGTATAAAAAAGTAGACATAACAAACGCAAAAAAAACAGAAAGAGCCAAAGGATTAAAAGTAGGAAGTCACACATTTTTTTCCACTCCTCTTGATTTGCAGAAATATGACCACGCCATGAAAACTGGTAAACGCATAGCCAAATCCAAAGATATCGAGTGGGAAGATTTCAAAGGAAAAATAAAAGTTCAAGAGGGTCTTGTGGAGGTCACGGGAGCCGAGTTCGATGTGGCTCTTGGAGCTATAGATATATTTCTCTATAAAACATGGTACAAAGAACAGCTCTTACACGGTGCTGTAGATGCTTGTAGCAGTGTAGAAGAAGTAGAATCAATTAACTGGGAGTAATCCCAGTTGTAAATATTTACAAGAGCAAAAAGAACATTAAACCGACGTTTTGCTCTTGTTTCGGTTTATAAAATACTATTACAAAGGAAATAAATGGCATACGCTGATATTTTAGCAAATCAAGTCATTACGCTTGATCCAATGGCATTGACACAATCAAAGAGAGAATTACTTCTTAGTTTAATGGGGAATGTGAATCTTATCGCAACAAACACCAATGAACTAAATTCAGAGGCTCAAACGAAGCTGAATGATTTAGATTCAAGACTTTTAGCCATTTCAAATGCTTCTAGTACGTCTGATGCAGATATTCAGGCTACACTTCAAGCCATTACTGATTTGCAGACAGATGGTTCTACAGGTGCTACCATTGTGGGTGCGTTAGGAACTCTTTACTCTACACTCAACTCTATGGAGAGAAGCCATACTTTTGAAAAAGTTATTAACTCGGCTACTGGTAAAGTAGATGTAGATTTAACTCCATATGGTTTTGGAGCAATGACAGAATACAATGTGCAGGTGACTGCAAGTGGCTCTTTACCTGTAACAGCTTCTTACCTTAAGGTTTCTAAAAACTTAGTTTCGGTAATGGTTCGTGATCATACTGAATGGGAATTTGATGAAGCAAAAGTACAGTTAAAAGATTGTTCTACTCAAAATGTAGTTGTTTCTATTACTATTTCTCATGCTCCTACAGCTATTACGGCAACATTTACCGAGGTAGATGGAGATGTGACAACTATTGGAGATGGTGCTGGTCAAACTCAGGCAGATAACACTGCCCCTGATGCACCTGTAGCAAATGCTTCGGATGATGGTGCTGGAATAGTGACTGTAAGTGGTACAGCAGAAGCTGGAAGCACTGTAAAAGTAGTCTTTACCGACAACTCTGAAAAAACTGTGGTAGTAGATGCAGCTGGTAACTACTCTGTGGTTAACGATAATGCTCTTACAGCAGATGGTAACATTGTTGTTAATGCGACAGATGAGGCAGGGAATGTTTCTGTTTCAACCGTTATTGCTTACACAGTACCAGCTGATGATAATGATGGTAACGAACTGTAGCCTTTCTGCTCAAACCCTAAAGCCTTTTGGCTTTGGGTTCAGTTAATTTTATAAGGAGAATTATGTCATTTTTATTTGAAGATTATTTAAGTTCTGTGAATTTAGTTGAACTCAAAAAGGCTATTAAAGTGAACAGTTCTGCTACTCTTGTTTATGCTCTGGATTACTACAGAAAACAAGTGAATGATAAGGCTGTTTTGACTGAATATGATGTTAGAGCCGAAATGGTAGACAGAAGAACAACGGATACAGCAACAGCAAGTCGTGAAGGCTGGGGGAATACTTATCAAATATTTTCAGATAGGTATGTTGAGAAATACAATATGCCACATTGGTGGGCTTTAAAGCTTGATATGTTTTCTATATTGGAACTTTTAAACGGTAAAAAAGCATCAGCAGAAGGGGCAACCATAGAGATGCCAGTAGGTATTCTAAGTGGAGATGTAGGCTCTATCGTTATAAATACTCAAACTGGAGAAAAAAATATAAATTTTGAAAATCCAGATGATAGAGAGTATGAAGTCTTTACCATGCTAGATGAGACTGCAAGTATAAACGATAGAGTAGATAAAGTAGATTTCAAAAACTTTAAACTTTCTCTTTTTAGTTTTGAAACTTTTGAAAAGGAACCACTAGATTGTTCTGTGGTTCCCGTTGAGGTGAGCTATGTCGTTGTATTTAAATAAAACAGTAGGAGAATTACTGGGCTTACCAAAAAGAGAACTTCTCTCTTTTTTGATAGATGAAGCAAAATGTAGTGAAAATAACATAAAATCTCTTTTAAGTAAACCAAAGCGTGAAACCTTAGAGTTTTTAATATCTAGGCTCCGTGGACGTGCCGTAAATCTTGACTACGAGATGCTTTTAGATGTTCTATCGAAAGACCAAGGTTTTTTAGACTCTGTAACGGTAACCTTAATTAAGACTATGGGAGTCAATTTTGAAGTTGAGATACAAAAAGAAAATGTTTTAGCGATTGAGGTTGTTCGTGGAGATTTGACACTTAATGTTAAAAAAAGAAATCTAACGCTGGAGGTTTTGAAAGAGTGAAAATAATAAAAAAAGTAGAAATCGTAAGGGGTGAAACGATTTCCATGAAGCTCCTCTATCGAGAACAAGTAACAGGAGAGCTGATTCCCATTGAGCGATGTGAAGTGGAGTATGAGATATTGAACTATCCCTCTCTTGAGAGCGTGAAAAGCAAAGAGATTATAGATGGAGATATTTTACTTATTTCCCATGAGGTTACGGCTCTGATGGAGGGTCGTTATATTGTAAGAGTCTACATAAATGATAATGGCTTTAGACAAATAGACGATGTAAGTCTAAATATAACAAAATAATAAGGAGAAGATATGGCAATAAATAGAGGATTAACTACCACGCGTGGCTCCAATGCACCAAAATTTTTAAAAATCAAATCGGTGTTTCCCGTTGCAATAGTACTTGTTGCAGCAACAGAGGCAAAGCTTTGGCAGTTTGACAGCCCCAAGAAAGCTTTGGAGCATTTTAAAGCAAAGATTACAACATCTGGGGGTAACTGGGAGAAGTACCTGGACTTATGGGAGAACCGATTTCAGACAACTGTACCTGTTATTATTTCTACCATAGAAGCAGAAGACGATGAAGCAGTTCTGAAAGGTAACGTGATAGAGGGAATCGAAAGATTAAAACAGTGTCGAGCAGAATTTGACATGAAGCCCGACATCATCACTGTTCCTGATTTTGAAAAGGATGTAACAATAGCTAAGAGCATGATAGCCGTGTGTGATGTGTTTAAAGCACGATGTTACTACGATATAGATTCAACAACACTTTCAGAGGCTTCTAGCTTTAGAAATGAGTTTGGGAGTGAGCGTATATCACTTATCAAGTCAGCTTTGGGAACATTCAATGTAGATACAAACAGCAATGAGTTCTACGATGCAGGAACCGTTGCTACCTTCTTTCGTGCAATGCTAGATGGAACAGAGCAGTACGGATGGTTTAAGTCTCTTTCAAACAGACCTGTACCGATGGACAGCATCAAGAACCCAACAGAGTTTCATGATGGATTGGATGAAACCGACCCATTGATCGAGATACAAGTTTGGGCAGTGGTGAAAAACCAAGGCATTCGCTTCTGGTCATCTGATGCAACATGTTCGGCTGATACTACTTGGAGAGATGCACTTACTGTTCGCATTGTGGATATGATGAGTGAAACAGTAAGAAGAGACTTAGCAGACTCTATAGACAAAGATTTAGCAGAGATTACTGTTATTAAAAACTCTGTTCAGTCTTTTTCAAATGGCTTAATGGGAGCAGGATTGTTGTTAGGTGGTTCTATCTACTTAGATGAAGAGAAAACCACAGAAACTATGATAGCTGCGGGTGAATTTGAGTTTATCTTTGATTTTCAAGAAGCTCCAAAAGTAAGAAGAGTGAACATTCACTTCAACCGAGTAAATAGCTACTCTTCAGTAGTTTATAAAATGTTAGAGGAAGTGTAAGATGGCTATACGACGTAATGAAGAGATGATTGTAGATATTAATGTGTTTGTGGAGGGCTTAGGGCTACTTGGTGTGGCTACAGAGTTTACATCAGCAAATCCAGAACTCTCAACTTTGGAAAGTGAAGCAAGTCCAGCTGGAAAGATGGAACTGGTATATGGAGCCATGGAAGCGATGGAGATGGAGTTCACGCTTGGCGAACACAATGTTGCCGTGCATACTGCGATGGGCAAACTTAACGATGCAACAATCATCGCTAAGCAGTCAGCAAAACAGGGCAAAGATGATGTGAGTGTAGAGTGGATTCACAAAGGATCTATTACCACCATAGAGGGCGATGCCTCTAAACGTGGTGAGAAGTCTAAGAACTCTGTAAAAATGAAAGTTCACTATTTTATGAAGCGTATCAATGGTAAGAGCGTGTGTGAAGTAGATAAGATGAATGGTGTTTGTAAGCCAGATGGTGAAAAAGACGTGCTAGAAGTGGCTCGTAATTTTGTGAGTAAGGGGTAGAAATGGGTGAAAAAATAATTGTAACTTTTAGTAGAAACTATAAGCTTGGCAATCAGGATGTTAAGCAGATAGCCCTTAGGGAACCACTTGTAAAAGATATGGAACTCATAGAGGGGCATGTTGGTTCTGCTATCAGTTCTCAAAATCAGCTCATACGAGTACTCTCTGGACTTGATACTGCAACAGATGCACAGTTTGGACTGATGGCATATAAAGATTATGTGAAAGTGCAGGATGCCCTAGAGGGTTTGACTTAATAGCAAGAGATGAGTTTATCGAGAAGAGTGCTGTTATAGGTTTTCATCTGCATTTTTCTCTAGGTGACCTCTTTTGCTTAAGAGTTTATGACTTTAATCGTTATTTTGAAATAGCAGATAAATTAAACGCGAAATAAGCCCTTTTCTATTTGCTAGAGTACTCTAGCACCTACAAAACGGCTTAAAATGGATTTTAGGAGAGAGTAAAATGAAGAAAATTGGTTTAAATATTGCTATTGGAGCCAATATAGGCTCTTTTACGAACAAACTTGGAAAAGTGGGAAGTTCCATCGGTTCGGTGGCAAAGCGTATAGAAAAATTACAAAATAGAAAAATAAAACTCATTACCGAAGATGCAACGGTAATGGCTACATCAAAAAAGCTTGATACCTTGTGTAAGCGTATCGACACGCTAAAAAAGAAAAAGATAGATCTACAAGCAAAACTCTCTACAGCAAAGAGTAAAAAAGAGATAGATGAGTTAAAAGCTAAAATCAATCAGACAACACAACGCATAAAAGTTATGAATAATAATCGCTTTACCCTGCGTGACAAACTCAAGTCAGCGAAGAGTGAAGCAGAACAGACCAACTCAGCTGTAAGAAAAATAGAACGTACAGTGCAAAGAATCAATAATCTAAAAATGAAGATAGCTCAGACAAAACAAAGAGGAGACAACTTTAAAAACAACATGATGGGTAATGTGGCACGAGTAGGAGCCGTAGCCATGCCCATAAAGATGGGTGTAGAGTTTGAGAGTGCTATGGCAAGAGTAAAAGCCATCACCATGGCTACAGAGACCGACTTTAAAAAGCTGGAGTCTACAGCTTTGAAGCTTGGAAGCTCAACTACCTTTACATCGACACAAGTTGCAGAAGGTATGCAGTATCTCTCCATGGCTGGGTTTAAGACCAATGAAACCATAGGAGCCATGCCTGGAGTACTCAACTTGGCAAGTGCAGGAGCTGTAGACTTAGCTACCACTTCGGACATAGCATCAAACGTGCTAAGTGGCTTTAAGATAAAAGCAGAAAAGATGGGAATGGTAGCCGATGTTATGGCAAAAGCCATCACCTCTGCGAATATAGATGTAGTTAGCATGGGTGAAACCATGAAGTATGCTGCAACACCTGCTCAATCTTTAGGGGAGTCTATTCAGACGGTTACAGCTCTTACAGGGAAATTAGGTGATATTGGTATAAAAGGTGGAGAAGCTGGTACGGCTCTTAGAAGTATGTATCTAAGAATGGCTTCACCTCCTAAGGAGGCTCAAAAAGTTGTAGAAAAGTTGGGGCTTACGCTAAAAGATAGCAAAGGAAACTTTGTGGGCATGGTTAACGTGCTGGGTCAACTCCATAAAAAAACAAAAAACATGGGAAACACAGTAAAAGCTGACTACATGAAAAAGCTCTTTGGAACAGAAGCCGTTTCGGCAGCCATTGCACTTACAGATAAAGCAGATGGTACTTTAAAGAAATATACTCAAACACTTATAGAGTCGAGTGGATTTGCACAAAAAATGGCAGATATTCAAAATAATACCACAGCAGGAGCTTTAAAAAAGCTTGGTTCAGCTGTAGAGGGAATCGCCATTAAGTTCTCTACCATCTTTACACCAGCCATAACAGCAGTAGCAAACAAACTCTCCTCTCTTGGCTCTTGGCTTGGAATAATGATGGACAAGTACCCAAAACTAACTCAATTTATAACAGTAGCCACTGTGGCACTTCTAGCAGGTGGTGTGGCTCTTGGTGCTGTTGGTTTGGCAGCAGGTTTGGCAGCCAACGGTGTTAGGGTTTTAGGTTTGGCATTTTTAGCCAATCCCATAGGGTTAGCCATAGCAGGTGTGGTAACAGCCATGGGTGCATTGTGGTACTACTGGGATGATATAAAAGCAAAAATAGGTCAAGGCGTTGCATGGCTTGTAGAAAAGTGGAGAGGATTTAAAGAGAGCTTTTTGGGCATAGTAGAGGGCATTAAGAGTGGAATATCTGCTCTTAATCCTTTGACAGCTATACAGAACCAATGGAATGGGGTTAGTAACTTTTTTGAAAATTTCTCTTTACGAGATGCAGGAGCAAAGATTATTACTTCTGTTGTAGATGGTTTTAAATCGAAAATGGAGTACCTAAAAGGGAAAGTGGCAAACATTACAAAGACAATAAGAGATTACTTTCCTTTCTCTCCAGCAAAACGTGGAGCGTTAAGAGATATTCATAAAATAAAATTGCTTGAGACAGTAGCAAGTGGATTAAACGAAAAGCCACTCCTTTCTGCCGTTAACAACACGACCTCAAAAGTTAGGAAGTCGTTAGCAATAGGAGCTTCTTTGGCTGTGGCTTCACCTGGTGCAGGACAAGCGATAACCGTAAACTTTAACGGTGGCATAAACGTAACAGCTACCGATGGTAAAGTAGACACCATCTCTTTTAAGAGACAGATGGACCAAGCCATTCAAGAAGCTCTTAACAACAGAGGAAATAACGATAATAGGATGTACGATTAATGTTTTTAGCACTTTTAGACTCTTATTTTTTTACAATGGATGGAGCATCTTATCAAGAGCTTGTAGAAAAAATAACAGCAAACTGGAATAAGATCGATAGATTAGGAGCCAACCCAAAGCACCAAAGCACAAAGGGGTTCAGTGAAGAAGTAAGCGTAAGTGGGCTACTAATACTTAAGAGTACAAAAGAGCTTGATGGTCTTCGGGATATTGTCCGAAAAAAGAGACCTGTTACATTGGTCCTTCCTGGTACGTGGGAGGTTTACAGTGTGGTGGTAAATGACCTAGAAATTAAGAGAGATGTGTTCATAGGTGGTGGTGTGGAAGCTCGAAAGAGTTTTAGTTTAAAAATGGAGCGATACTATGCAGACGTACTCTAAAACCATAACAGCAGAGGGGAAACGGCTCGATGAGCTGGTACAAGAGGAGTATGGCTCTTTGGAGTTTTTTGACAAAATATTGGAACTCAACCCAGCGATTCATGATAGTGTATTTGTTTCTCAAGGTGCTGTTTTGACTTTTATAGTAAAAGAGATCCAGGAGGAAACTGTGCAAAAAGTTGAGGCAAAAGAGCTATGGTAACTCCTACTTTTTTACTTACTGTAAATGGTAAAGATGTTACCAGCTCTATAAAAGAGAATCTTATAAAACTAGAAGTTACAGACTATGCTAACTTGAAAAGTGATGAGATGGTCTTAGAAGTTCTAGGTGCTTTCAGCATTCCAAAAGAGGATGACAGAATAGAGCTGTGGATAGGATATAAAGAGACAGGTGTTTGGTTTGTCGGTTCCTACATTGTCCAGGCTTTGCCTTTTAACCAAACAAGTACCACAGTAAGAGCTACGGCTACCGACTTTAGCAAAAAGCTAAAAGAGAAGAATACAAAAGTATATAAAGAGAAGAGTGTAAAGGAAATAGTCGAGGAGATATCAGGTCGTAACCAGCTTAGTATTAAGTGCGACATCGAGGAGCCTATAGTCTACATTCTCCAAAAAGATGAGAGTGATCTGCATTTTTTAACACGTTTAGCCAAAGAGTATGGAGCTATTTTTAAAATTAAAAAAGATATTATGGTTTTTTATAAAAAAGAGGAGACCAGAAAAATATTTTTAGCATTAAGTGAATGTAGTAGCTATAGTGGGGAGTGGAAGAAGCGTGAGCAGTATAGCTCTGTGGAGTGTAAATGGCATGACAGCATAGAGAACAAAGCCAAAAGCGTAATAGCTGGAAGTGGGGAACCTGTACTGACCATAGAGGAGTATTTTGCAGATGAAGCAGCAGCACAGGTAAGAGCCGAAAAAGAGTTAGCAGAACAACAGCGAAAAGAGTTCAAAGGGAGTCTGTCAATATATGGGCAAGATATCGTCGCTGGTGCGAAGCTTTTGCTCTATGGAGACAGCAGAATGGAAGGGAAAGAGTTTTTTGTTACCAAAGTTACACATAGCCTTGGAAGTGGCTATGTCGTTGGTGTGGAATTTGAAGGTTGAGATTAAGAATGTTTGATTTTTTAAGAAACACTATAAGGGAGATTCTAAAATTAAATATCTAACGGCTCATCTAATCTAAAAGCCCCAGCAGTCTCTCTACCACCTCCACCAAAACTTTTTGTAAACTCCTCTAAAGAGGATGGCATAGATGCGAATTTTCGTACAGAATAGACAAATCCAACATTTGGAATGGTAAAGTAAACTATTGCAAAATCAACATCACTTACAGAGTCTAAGCGTGACAGCATGGTATTTGCTACAATATCAGTATCGAGGTCTCTGTCTGCTTCAGGACGTTCTACAATCACGACTCTTACCCCTTCTTCGATAGATGCAAACTTTGCTTTCTCTACAAGAGCCTCAACTCTTTCAAAATGCTCTCTTTCTAAAAGCTCATACTTTTCAGGGATCTGGTAGTTGTCCAGGAGCTGTAACATCTGCTCCTGTTTGTCATCTCTGTCCTCCATAAAGATAGAATCTAAAAATAGCTTGTGCTTCAAGAGGCTTCTGTCGTGTATCATGTCGATGTCTATCAATCTAGCCAATTTGACAAGCTTAGGAGGGGGTCCCATGCCGAAGGCACTCCATAGAAGAGATACTGTACTCTCGTTTGTATCAACTACCTTTGTACCCTGTATCTTCATCGACCCAGTGTGATGGTCAAAAAGCTGAACATTGTTTGCATACTTTGCTACGGTGTTAAAAAATCCTTGTGACACAGCAAAATCTAAAATAAATACATCTTTACCGACAGCCCATTCTTTTGCTGTCTCTCCAATGTATTGCTCGTCTTTTCCATACTCTATCCATAGAGTCTCTGTGTTGACTGGTAACTCTGCTAGATAGCAGAAAAGCTCTCTTCCTAGTCTTCCATCTATATCGCTTTTGTGCGAAATGATAATGCTTTTATTTTTCATCTCTCTTCTCCATTAAATTCATTAACCCATTTTTTAGCATCTTTTTCCGAGTAGCAGTAAAAATATCTTTTATAGTTATCATCTTTTTTCCTTTTATAAAATAAACATAAAATGTTTTATCGCCCCTACTTAAAAAAGTAGGAAGGGACACACTCTGGTTTGAGTATGTCGGGCATTTCTGAAGCCTTAGAGAATGTAGTAGAAGCTACAAGCACAGCACTGATGGCAAAAAGTTTTAAAAATAGTTTCATTACTTTACCTCCAATTTGTTTTCTAAGCTAATAATTTGAGCAATAATATCTTTTCTCTCTGCTGTATCTGTTGCAGTGTCGTATGCTCTTCTAAGATCTGTAAGTTGTTGTAGAACAGAAGCATCACATCTCTTGTTTAGCTCTTCTTTAAATGATGCTGAACTTTTTAAGTCCTGCATGGTATAGAGTTTCTTACAACTCATCTCTGTTGCTGTCTCAGCTCGTGCCATTGTAGACATTGCGACTGTTGCTACTACTGTTACTGCGATGGTTCCAAATACAATATTGATAAACTTTTCCATTATTTCTTATCTCCAAGAACATTCCACTTTTTCTCGATTTCTTTTCTACACACGTCATAATCATGAGGCTTGTTCGTATACAGATGACCACATTTTGCATTAATTTCAAATTGACTTGAAACGAAGTCTGAGCTTACGCCCCACTCTGTGCTGTCGGCTTTTGCCATTGTTGTCATTGCCACTGTTGCTACTACTGTTACTGCTATTCCTGCGAATACGATGTTGATAAATTTTTCCATTGTTGTTTTCTCCAATTAATTTTGATTTTTTGTTTTTATTTGTTTATGATATAATTGCAGAATGCTTTTATATCAAGAGCTGGTTCAAGCAAGGGTTCTAACTTCGACATTTGACCCTTGCTACTTAAAGTTGTGACTCATACCAGTCTGTAACTTCCTGTTCATCTTCTTCAGACAAATCAGAACCACTACAAGTAGTATTGTCATCTGTGTAACCAATTAGCATTGCTTTTCCTCCTTTCGCTTATTTATTGACTTTTCCAAAAGTCTTTGTGCCTCATCGTAATTTACTAGGCTTATCGTTGCATTAGATACGACTTGTATTATCTGCATCGAAATAAGTTGACCAATAAACTTTTTGATATGGTCACGATTTTTCGTAGAATTAACAGTGTACGACATAGATGTTCGAGATGCTAATTTAGCATAAGGCTTCTCTACTGTTCCATTTTTAAAAAGTTCAAACAGATAGAGTTCTTTGTCAAACTCTTTTTTCTGCTTACTCTCATCTAAAAGTTTTGCCTGTAGTGCCACAATCTTTTCTACTTTTCTCTTCTCTAGCAGGAGCTGATGTAACTTTTGTGCCTGTACGAAAAGAACCTCTTTTTGCTTTTCAGATTCATCTTTAAATTGATGAACGATACCATCGAGTAGATGAATGGTCTCTTTTTGCTTTAAAAGCTCTTTATCCATTTAGCATTCGCTCTAAAGCGATGTTTGACGGTAGCCTAAGCTGATTGCTGTCATCTATAACATTTAAACGAATAAGCTCTACTCTCTCTTCTTCGCTAAGCTCCAAAGATGTCTTATCATTAACAAGTAGTCCCATGATATTCATATAGATATCATATGCCCTACTTTGTGCTATTACTCCTGTTGCCTTTGGTGTTGTTCTCTTCACACCTAACTCCCTTGCTTTATCTTTAAACTGCTCATTATGAGTAGGTGTCCCACTTAGGATGTGAGCTATCTCATGCTTAAGCTTGTTGAACTTATCTTCAAAAAGAAGATTTGTTTGAATCGCTACAACTTTTCCGTGAAGCACGGCTCCAACAACATTCATATCAAATCGAACTTGATAACTGTCGTCTAAGTGAAAATATAGAAGCTTATGAAGCTCTTGAAGCTCCTGCGTAAGCTGTGCCTCAGTCTTCTCTTCTGTCTTACTATTCTCATCATAGTTATAAGCTTTCTCCGTGTACCCGTGACCATTGTAGCCGTATCCGTTATCCATTGAGTCCAGCAACATATTTCTGGTAAAATTACTATCTTGCCTCTGTGAAGATATGGTAAGGAGCTGATAATCAAGCTGTCGCTCTTGACCTTGAATCAAATTTGTTGCTAACTGCTGTTGCTGATTCGCAACAACTCTAAGTCTACCTTCAAACTGACTGAAGATATCCTGCACTTGTTCGAGGATACTAAGACCATCAAATGCTTTTTTACTCATAGCTAATACAGCTTGGGTAAGGTTAAATCGAGTAATGAAATAGAAGTATAAATCAAGGCGAGAGCCAATCTCAACGATAAGAAGAATAACAATTGCAACATACATTGCTCTGTCGCCAGAACTTTTAATTTCGCTAAGTTTTTCATTGCTCATTACGCTTAGCTTTGTCTGCTCATCTTCTAATTTTTCATTAAGATCATCAAGCTTAAAACTTGTTACTCCTAATGTCTTCAGCTTTGAATCTACAACAGCAATCGCTGCTTTTCCTCTAGCTCTCTTACTCTCATGCTTACTCATCAAGTACTCTTTTGATGTTTGATACATCTCTCTTTGCTTTAGGAGAGAAGCCTTTTGCTTAGAGACAATTGCCTCTTCACTTTCAACACGCTTCTCTTCTTTTGTTATTTGAGATTCAATTTTTAATATTTTATTTTTAATCAGCATTGCATCGGGTGAAGTCAAGTCTTTCACAATATTTTGCTCATGGCTTGATGAGTACTCTGCCCTCATTATCATTGCTGTATTGAAGTGCATGTACACATTGATTGAAATCAGAATAGCAAAAAATACTGTTCCAACTATTCTCGTAAGTCCTTTCTCTCTCTGATTGAAAATAGAAGTTGCTTCAAAATGAAGCAGTACTTCGATTAGAAGGGACAGTGCTATAGCAATAAACAGAGTTGCAAAGTCAGTTGGTGCGACAGAGAAAGAGTTGCTTATCTCTGTCTGCATAGAATAGAATGAACCAAAAAATGAAAATGGTTTAAATCCCCAGGAGATATACTTCATGGCTCTCGCTTTTTTTGTAAGAGTTTTATGAGAAGAGACAGTCATATCATCTTTTTTACGATTTGCAATCGCCTGATATTCTATCGTACCTTGACTCTCATTGTACTCTCGCTGTATAGCATCTCCACCTGAGTTTTCAGCAAACATCTCTTTGAGACTTTTGTTGTGATTTGATTCTTCAAATTGTTGTTGCCGAAGTTGCTCATACTCATCTGTTTTTTCACGGATATTCTCCCATGTCTTAGAAAACAAGTCTTTCATCTCAGTCCCTTTGCGTAAAATAGATACGTTAGGGAAGCAAAGATAGAAGAGACGAACACTTTTACAACAATTCCATAGTAGAAATCATGTAATATATCTCTGTACTCTTTTCGATATGTCGCATACAGATCTAAAAGAAATGTACTCTGCTCTTCGTTCAGCTTCTCACTTTCAATAAGTTTCTGAATGTCGAGCATGGCACTTGATATTTTTTTTGAATACCTGTACTCGCTATCTCTTCTTTTACTCAATCTCACCTTATTTATAAGGCTAGTTACTTTCTCCACCAGCATTGTCATCTCCTAGATTCATAGATTCAAGATGTTGCTGTACTTGTTTCTGCATCTCTTCACTCTGCTTCCACAAGAGTACAGACTCTTTGTCCCAGCTATCGAAAAGCCAATTTGTATTTTCAGCAGCTGTTACACTTAGAGTAGTATAGATATCATTTAGTGAAATATCTCTCCATGAGAATATTTTATTTTTAATGTGCATCTTAAATACTCTTTGAATCAAAGAAGGAATAACTTCCTCAGGTGTAAGAGCAATATCTCCGATATGACCATCAAAAAAGCTTTGAACTTCTCTTGGCTGGTCTGACATTTTTTTACCGTACTCAAACTTTTCAAAAGGAAAACTATCTTTTAGTTCAAGTTTTTCAACTAGAAGTAGAATGTGCTTATCGCTCAAATAGCTAATGTTTGCTTCAAACATTAGATTGTACTTATGTACGACTCTTTTACTCATCTTCTGCTCCTTCTACTGTGGTTGGGATTGGCTCTGACCATCCATCTGCTGTCTTGATTACTGTCTCATATAAACTGTTGATGAGTTTCGGTGGCTGATGACACATCATGCCTCCTGTACCACATAGCTTTGGAACCCACTCTGACCAGATGGTATTGGAATCAACATCTTTACCGAATGCTTTAAAAGCGTGATTCAGATGCATTTTCTTTGCTGAAAAATGCTCATCTTTCATAGATGAACGTCTCTGTGCTTCAAGTGCAATGTAATCTGCTTTCTCCATCAGAGTCTCAGGGATAAACTTGATATTCTCTGCGATATAACTAATAAATTTTTTATCTTGTTGATGCAGTGGTTTAGCAGCTCTTATAAGTTTGTGCGGAGCATTTGTTAAAATCTCCTCTCTTCTCATTAGCTCTATCATATTGTCATACGATACAGCACCATTTTTGCCAGATAGTTTAAGTTGTCTGGCTCTTCGTTTAATCTTTCTCATAGAATAACTCCTTTGTTTTTGATTTGGTCTAGCGTTAGAGAAGATGCGTTTTTGCATAATGAACAAAAGCGTATCTTCTCTTTTAAAGAAAAATGTTTTTCCTTAAAAGAGAACTCTATGTGCTATAATTTTTAATCTAAAAAATAAGGATAAAAAATGAAACATATAATGTCTATTGCTGATAATTCAGAAAAAGAGCTTTTAAGTCCAAACTCTTTAACTGTTGTAACCTTTGAACGAACTCCAATGGTTGGGGACTACGTTAGTCTACTTAAGAAAGATGGGAAACCAAAATTCTTTAAAGTAGACAAGATAGTTCATCATGTTTTGGCAGAAAAAAGCCAACCATCTTTAATTTTAAAGAATGCTGATAAAGATTTTGATTTAGATTGAAACTCTTCCATTACAAATCTATGTTGCTCTTGAGCTACAGCTCTTAAGTTTTCCATTGCTTCTATACTTAAAGTGTTGTCTACAAACTCAATTCTAAAATCTCCAATCATCATAAGTAGTTTTCTTTGTACTTGAAAGGAAACTACTTTTCCATCTTCTAAACTCTTCATTTCTACATAGTCACCTTCTTTTAAAGATTGTGCTGTTTCAAAATCAAAGCCTACTGGAAGCTCAAAACCAAATTTTCTTATATTGGTTTTACCTGCTCTATCTATATCTAAGTCGAATTGTCTATGACTCATATCTACCCTCTCTATATTTTTTTTAAAAAGCCCTACCCTTTTCCACTCTAAAAGAGTAAAAAAGGAAAACTTTTTTAGAAAACATACAAAATATCTTTTCTAAAAAAGTGTTGAGCCGAAAAGGTCACCCCCTCGTGACACGATAAAATGACCACCCTCTGGGACGATTATTTAGGGTTGACTTCCTTGGTCTGTCTACCTATGTATACAGGTCTTGACAGACTGCGAGTAGCAACCTCATGACACGATAAAATGACCCCCTCGTGAGACGATTAATTTAGCGCTACTTAACAGTAAGTTGTTAAAGAACTTTTTTACAAGTTTTTGTAACTTGTTGAGAGAATTATAATACAGATAACTTTAATTACAACTTAAATTATAAAAAAATTTTAAATAAATTAAAAAGTTTTAAACAAAATATTTATTTAATTTTTCTTAATAGTGTTTACTTTTTGAAAGATTTTAAGCTATAATTCAATTATGAAAAATTATGAAGAGATACTAAAGGAATTAAAAAACGCAAAAGTTTCAATAGAAAATATAGAAAAAATTCTTTCTATAACAGAGAAAACAAACTTAATAAAAAATAAACTTGAATATAAAAAAGCAATAGAAGACCTTGCTGTTTTCCTATCAAAAAAAAGTGATGCTAATTCAATAAGAGGAATGAAACACCGTTTAGAAAAAGGAAAAAGAAAAATAGAAGTAGAAGAGGCGTATATAATTCAAGAAAAATTTGGAATACCCATCTATGCTTGGAAAGATATAGAATGGTTTCAAAAAACACTACCTCCAAAATAATATTTAAAAGTTTTTAACAGTTTTATATTATTTTAAGAAATATTCCACTAAACTACAACTACAAAAACATTTTCAAAACAAAATAAATAAAAATAATTTTTAAAAACATAATCTTTATTATTATTTTTCACACACAAAATGTGATGTTAG